ATCCAAGTCACCGTTATAGGTCACTTGGACACAGAGAGAAACGATAAAATGGAGGACACTAGGTCACGATAGGTTTATTGTATCAGGGAAGTATTTTCTCAGATTCTCTTCTTAATCGTTCTTCCCTTACTTGGGATAAAGTCAAAAAGTACCCAATTCCGTCAATTACGGTATCGGGTTTAGATAAATGAACCTCCCGAGCCAATTTCATACCAATCATGCACAATGCAACATTCTCGGCTGAAACTTCACATCCTAAAATGACTTCCCAAATTTTTGCGGCTCGCCCAAAATTATCGAGCGCGTGACCATATTCTTTTTGTCTTTCGCCTGAAACTAATTCAGCCGCGGCTAAGGCAATATCGCGGGGGTCATTCATAGTAGTTGGATATCCGATACTCCCTGACTGCTCACCAAGAAGGTCAGCACTCCCACATCTGCCACTTCCCCCGTTGATTGCTTCCACCATACGCTCCCTCCGTCTAAGGCTGGAGCCTGAATCCATTTCACGCCCCCAAAATCTGCAAGTTTGAATGAATGATAGTGCCCTGAAACTAAGATGTCACAATCACCGATTGGTTGGCGACCTAAAGATTGATCGGCAATCCATCGGCGTAACTTTGCTTCAACTCCCATACCACTTCGGGCTAAATGTCCATGAGTAATTCCAATAATTTTGCCGTGCACTTCTAGGGTTAGACTCAAATCATCGGTTGGGATATTAAATTTAATATGACCGTAGGCTTCAGGATTTGCGGCGAAGATTTCAGCAACGGACTCTACTAGGGCTACATCGTCATTATCGTTAAGGGTAGTAAAGGATTTTCCGTTTTTTCGGTTCTCGCCGTGGTTTCCGCCGATTGCGGCGACTGTTATCGAAGGAACCAACTTTGACCAACGGATGAGGGCATCTCTTAGGAGCCTTCGCGCTATCTTTACCTGATCTCTTCTATCTACCTCAACCGTGAAAGTTTGGATGGCGTAATGCCCATCACACCCTTCAACCAAATCACCTAAGCAAAGAACGGTGATTGAATCAATGAGGCGACCAATTTTCTTTAATTCTTTTAATCTGAACTCAACATCATCAATTGCCTGAAGCCACCTGCCGACCAAGCCTTTTAATCCGTCGCCATCCTTCTTACCAACCTGCCAATCAGATGCCAATACAACTAAACTTGCCTCGCCCGTAAACTCTTTGCGAACAGTAGGTTTATGTTTTTTAATTTCTTTGATAAGTTCTTCAATGTCGTAGTTCTCTTGTTTGCCCTTGCGAACTACCTTGCCTTTCCATTGACGGTTTAATATTCCATCTACATCGCCCCATACATTGAAAAGGACTGGCTCAACTACTGCAAAGTTCTCGGGGTCAAGCCCCCACATTCGTAATACGCCAGACCAATCAGGGTGAGCATCGCCTTCAACCGCTTCGGTCGTAACTGTTCCTTCTTCGCCTTGCCATGAGACACCAGGAGTCCATTCGGCTGTACGCGAGCGCGGTGGAAGTTTCTGCACCGAATCCATCTCGGAGGTTTTAAGTAAGTTATCTAATGCATCATCAAGATTCACGGGGACACTTACACCCGTCTTTTCCGTTTAATCGTCGTCTATGTCGGCGCATAACATCAGAGCCTACCGTAATGTCATACTTGGCTAAAAGTTCTACTAAGCGAGCAGAGTTCACATTTGGATTAACAAGTGCCTCTTTGAACTTGGTTCGTATTGATTCATCTAAAGAATTTGTAATTCTGCCAACAGTACAACCTAATTGACTGCGGGAATCACCCGTAGACAGAGCATCTAACTCAGATAAAAAATTATCCTGATTTGTTTTTAGATTTACAACGGGAACAGGTGACGCTCCACGGGCGCGTTGCGCTTTCAAAAAGGAGACGGTCACACTTCCAGCATCTTTGGAACTCATCGGTAACTGCGTTTCTTCCATATGCGTCAGCCACTCTCTCTTTGGGAGCCTGTGGCTCCGAGTTTATTTTCTCACTAGACATCTAAAATTTACCGATACTAATGGACGATACTTTGGGTCTATTCCTAGTAGGTTTACTGAACCCATCGGTTCAATCCTTAAAATATCCACTAAACTTACCGTTTGGTCAAGTACCGACGCGAGTAACAATCTAATCGTGTCGGCTTTATCCCGAGCGGTTGGATAGTCCTCACGCCCAGCGCGAGCAATAATCTGAATCATAGGGTAGTCAATTCTTATGCCACCTGCACCCATAGTAAAGGCGGGCGAACTACCTGAGTTCTCATAGATAGCGATACAGGCATCTGGGTTCTCGGGCAAGGTGCCAAGAAATATATCTGTGCCTAAAGTGCCGTGAGAGTTGGTAACTAGATAGTCTCCAATGGACTCAAGAATGGTTGCCATGATTAACCCCTCGCATTTATTATTGAAATTATTCTACGCGCAATGTTATTTTGGATTCCTTTGAGCGCCTCCATAAATGGTTGCTCTAGGTACTTAGCCTGAGTTGGCGGATTGTGGTAATTGCCTATAATCTCATGGACAAAAAGAGCATAAGGAGCGGCGGGTCCACCATAGAACACATCTACATAAGTTCCGTTTTGACCTGTTTGGGGAGCAGAGACTCCACCCGAGCCACGCAAAACTCCAGTATCAACTGGGACAAGGGTTTGTGACCTAGCAAAGATTAGGTTGGCTTCTTCCCATATTGCTTGGGCAACTGCCTTGGGGGAATCTGTCTGCGCTCTTTTCAGAGCCTCTTGTAGTGTAAAATCGCCCTCAAGGGTGAAAGTAAAAGTTTTTGCCATGACTACCGCCCAAATCGGATAACGGTATGGTGCGCCCCATTTTCGTCAGAGATATTATCAACTGCATTGATAGTAAAAGTATTAGACCCAATAACCATTTTGTGTCCAATATTTATTGTTAGAGAAGGTCCAAGAGTGATAAAACGACCAACATCTACAACTTCAATTCCTTGCACATCTCGGCTTTTAACTGTGTCAAAGATAAGGCGACCAGTTACCGAAGTTGGTGTGCCACTAAAGGTCGGTTTGTTATATTTATCAACTGATTCCTTGGCAGAAAAAATGACCGTATCGGTCATGAACTCCGCGACTTTAGCAAAAATAGCATCTGCCATGGCTATTCAACTAAGCGGTGATCGTAGACATTATTTGGATTGTCTTGAATACCTGTGTAGAAATCTGTGTTGTAATCTGTGATTATTCTGTCATTAGTAGATTTAAGGGACTCAAGGTTAGCCTTCATAGAAGGTGGGGCTTTCCGCATCTTGCGAGCAAGGAATGAGTTTGCTAGGTCTTGGTATTGACCAGCCTTAGCCGTATATGTTTCAGAGACAGAAATATCTCCAACACTCTTCGAGGTTGAATCCGCAAGGCGATTGAACTTAGAAACTAAAGTCTCACAGCAAGCGCGGGAAATTTCGTAGACATTGGTTCCCCACTCGGCAACTAGGTAGTTCAACTCTTCATCGCTAAAAAGTGCATCTGTTGAATCCGTGTCATTGATAAGGAATCGAACTGCGTTGCGCGTCGAAGTAGATGGGTCGCCCGAGTAGGTAAAGGTCATTTACATGCCACCTAGCATGAAGGTTGTTTGCCTAACTTGGTCAAGGGACGCAGCGTTGGCGGTAGTTACATAGGTTGAAGATGCTGTTGCCGAGGTTAAATAATCATTCAACTCGGTATCAACATCGGTTGCAAGGTTGAGCAAATCTGTGTGAACTGCTGGATTATCACCCGCAGTTGGGTATCTAAGACCCTTGGATGTTGTTCCTGGCATAGTGAACTCCCGACTTTAAGGTTTTATTGTACCCGAACTTTAATTTGTACTTATTTTCAATAATAAGTAAAGGTAGGTAGTAGCCATCTGTTACTCCGTAGGAAGGACTAATTCTTCCCAACTTAGTTCATCTTCGTTCCAAGAATACATTGCGCCGTCTGTTGGCATTGGAATTGGTGCATCCCAAAAAGAGCCACTCCTTACCCAAGAAGGATAAGGTTTTGGCGTAATAAAAATGTCCTCTGCTTCGTTGTACTCCATTCCCTTTCCTGCATAGACACCTCGTATGTTTGAGTTGTAAGAAGTTTTAACCCAAGTGCCGCCTAGTAAATCCACGCAAAATTGAACGCCTAACGCTTCCTGTTCAACGCCGCTTTCATCCTCCATCACGGCGTTCTCGACCGCTATTACCTGCACAACAATCCCATTTTCAATTTTCGCAAAGTGTGCCATTAGAAAGTTACACTCCCGCTTCCTGTAAATTGATAAATCCTAAACCCGCCAGAGTTTGTAACAGAAGGAGAGCCTGTTGTGGAAGCGGCGGCGGGTGAAGTGTTGGGG